GAGCCGACGTATCCCGCCAGACAACCTCGCCGTTCAGGTCGTCCCAGCCCTTCTTGTCGCCTGACGCGAGGGCGTTGAGCCGGAATGCATTACGCCACGGATCGGTGAGCACACTCTGCAACTCCTCGATCTTCCGGTCAAGTCCATCCCGCGCGGCGGCCAGGGCTTCTGCGCTGAGGTTAGCGATCTGCCCTAGCAAGTGGTACGGCGGCACCTGCGAGATTGTCGACATGTGCCTGATACTTGCCTCGCGTACGTTGATGTACGGATCGAGGTGTGTCTCGCTGAACTCACCGAACTTGGTACCAGGGTCCTCGGCGGCGAACACGCGATCGACGCCCGGCTGGAATGGAGGCTTGCCGCGCCCTGACTCGTCCTCTGGGCTCATACCGGTGACCCAGCGTTGCCTGAACGCCTGGTACTGCTCGGTCATCATCAAGTTGAACGTCGTCGAATTGATCTGGTCCTGAATCGGTATGAGCGGTTCGACCTCGCCTGAGCAGTCAGTCTCGCCGTCGAGGTCGGCTTCATACAGGAACCGTACGACGGGGCAAATCCCAAGGCCGTGAACCGAGATGGGGCTCTGGTCATTGAGGTACGGGTCGCCGGGCTCAGCTAGTTTAAGACTAATGTTGGCCGCGGCTGAACTCTGAATGTTCGTCTCGCTAGTCAAAATGTAGCGAGCGTTCTCGTCATAGAGGCTAGCGATGATTCGTTGCTCATTCGGCCGCGCCGGGTTACCCGCGACGCGGACCTCGATTGCACATTGCGGCCACTCGTCGTCAACGTCATCGAGATAGAACGCAGTCATCCGTCGCGGGCTGACCGGGCGCATAACCGGTACGTTAGGGGCCTCCAGCTCTTCATCAGTCGACATCTCGCCGGGCAGAACAACTATATACGCCGCGCCGTATTTGCAAACTGCACGGTGAACGCCGTGCTGGCGTGAAATCATCCTGTTGGCGCGGAACGTATTCCACATCGGGTCGGAGTCAATACTAGAGGCCGTCTCAATGGTCGTCTCGCCGGACGGCTTGTAGCCATCTACGTGTAGATTCTCCGAGATGACCGAAACGACGAGCGGCAGAAAGTTGCGCTTGGACTTCGACATGATCCAGCGGTACTCAGCATTGACGCCCTTGGGCGCATACGGCTTGGAATGCCGGCCTCGCATGTAGTTGCTAATCTTGGTAAGACGAACTTGCTCATTCGCCCTAATCTGCATCATCTGGTTGGCTAGTTCAGGTGCCTCGGCTAGGTCTATAATCAACTGAAGCTCCAAATTGATCTCTTGCCGGCCTTGACAGCCTGCTCCTTTTGTTCCTTGAACGTTTTGCTCGATAGCACGAGCCTCCGCGCGTGGCGAGCCAGGATCATCGCTACGGCTGCGTCAATCTTGCGCGATGACTTCGGGGCTTCCTTGCCGATACTGATTCCCCAGCGGTTGGGACGCCTACGAGCGTTCGTAACATGCCGGCCGAGGAAGCTATCGCCATCATGAACGAAACCGTTGCCCTCAATCTCGCTCAGGCACATCTCGCAGGCCATCGTGAACTCCGCGACGTGCGATCGCATGTCCCAGGCTACGGGCTGAGGGTCGCGCCCGGCCGGGATGGCCCAGACTGGGACATCCTCGAACAGGGCCCGCCATGAAACCTTGGTATGCTCTTCCCACTCGTTTACGTCTGCAAAGAACGCGCATACATTCCAGCGATCCTTGGCGGCCTCGACAGCTGCGTTAACTTCCCATATGGGGATAGGGTTCCGGCCGTCATCCGTCTCCCATATGCCGAGACTGAATACAAATCCGGTCTCGACGTGACAGCCGATCAGGGCCGTTAACACGACTACCGTCGAAGCCCATGACAATGTCGGAGCCGTCCTCGATGTAGAACGCCGGGTCCGCAAGCTTTGACCACTGCTGCTGCGTCGTCCAGGCGTCCTCAGCTGCCTCAGGCCAATTCAGGTAATACCGTTTCGATACATCGAGCGGGTTCTTAGGTGATAGGATTCTATTCTGGACGATGTCGTCAACGTCGACCCAGTAAGCGTCACCGTAAGCGTGCTGGACACCTTGCGCGATGGAGTCGTCATTGTCAAAGTCAGTGTCAGGCGGAGCCATACGGGAGTCATACAATATGCGACCACGGCCGCGCAGTCGTCCCTCTTCCTGAGCGACCCAAGCATCAAAAGTATTTTCAGCCACTGATTCTTTTCCGGGCTCCCAGGCATTACTTGTCTCCAATAGTCGGCTACCTGATTTACCAACGTTACGGTCGAGGACCGCCGCAAGAGCTACGCCGCCATTGACCGGATAGAAGCTCTCAGTCTGGTCTAGAATAGCAAACGTGACCAGGGCACCTTCCTCCGTGACCGGGCTCGACGTGATGACCATGAGCTGTCCACCACCTGGTATGTGGAAAACAGTCTTTCCCGTTTCGACATCATAATCTCCACGTATGCGGGATTTGGGAGGCAGAAGTGCGCGTACCATACGCATTGTATTGACGTTAGCTTGATCATGAGAGGTAGCGGCAATTTGCACGAGGGGCATACCAACCGGTCTTCCAACACAGCCTCCGAGGACCCGATTGTCAAAGTCCTTGAGCCTAACTGGTGCGAGAAGCTCAATCAGACTCAGGACCGCTGCAAATGGAGACTTGCCAGCGCCTTTTGGGTAGCGTCGCACTCCGTGATAGAACAGCCATCTGCCGTTGTCATCAAGAGCGTACCACCATAGAATAAACCTGACCTGACTCTCGATGAATTCCCAACGCTCGCCTGTCTTCTTGCCGTCAGGCTGGCGCAGGTACTTGCTAGCCCAGTGAATGGCCTCCCAGCCAAGGGTAAGCTTTGGGATACCGTCGGGTATTGTCACCGTACGGTCGCGCGGAGCGATCAGGGATAGGCTCTGCTTCACCGGTCACCACGCTGAATACGGTGCGCCCCGCGCGGGATGAACATATGGATAAGCAGTATGGTCCAGCCAAAGAATAGGGATGACACGAATATGCACGCAAGTATGAACGCATACGACAAATCTTGAATACTGTTACCCCAAAGCACGCCCGGCACCTCTCAAGTGCTACTGCACGACATGCAGTCTGCTTTGCCATCCCTTCACTGAATTGTCTGCAGCAGCTTCGTCTTCATCTTCTGGTGCGGGCTCTTCAAGTTCAATCCTAGCGCGCTTGCGGTCAGACATGGTCGCGCCGAGCCTCTCGGACAGTCTCGTGAACTGCGCGAGGATACTGGCGTTATGCGTCCGCAAGAATACATCATATGCATCGGCCGCAGCGACGGCCGTTGCCCAGTCAGACGGTTCCCAGAATTGGGACTGGCCCGAGCGCTTGAGCGAGTTGTACCAACTCCGCGCCTTGGGCTTCCAGGTTGGGTCTGCGGTAGGGATCGGGTGCTCAGAACCGGTGGAAATGCCCTGCGTCACCTTGATGAAGCGCGGATCATCTCCGCGTCCCGTCCCGGTGCCCGTGCGCTCGCTGGGTCGTTTCCTTGGTGCTGGCATTCTCTTCCTTCACTTGGTAATCCGGCGGCTTACTCCACATCGTGGGGCGACGTGACCAGCGACAGCCGCCGGATTACACCTATGCCGGTTAGCATGAAGTGACCTGCGTGTATCTCCCTCCTATGAAGATGTACCCGCAGCTATTATAGCGTACGGGGCTGTGGAGGTCTAGAACACGCCAGCGAGCCCTCGCGCGTTAACCCGCGCGTACGCGCCTAGATAACATGCGGCTTGATATGCCCTGCATGAACAGCCGTGTCGATGTACAGCTGGAACCCGGCCATCCTGGCGCGACGGCAAAATGTGAAGTCCTCGCCGAACATTTCATTGCCGATCATCTCGTGCTGGAACCATCGGAATGGAGGTCTGCCGGGTATGGCCTCAAAGACAGCGCGGTGAATGAGTAGGCACCCCGCGCCGGTGCCATCTGCCTTGACTAGCTCGCCAGGCTCGAACTTGTCCTGAACCTGGAAGATGCCCATGTCACCAACGGCGACATCTGCTATCTGATGATATATCTGCGGGAACTTCGGCGTCTGGTTGACATAGATGAGACAACCGATGAGAGGCTGCCCTCTTACAATGAGCCGTGAAAATACGCATGCCGGCAGGATGATGTCTGTATCGACCGACAAGAGCCATTCCCGGCCACTCGCCATAAACCTATCGACCACGGCGTTGCGGGCCTTGTCGACGTATGGCTCTGAGAACTCCTCGATGACGATAGCGCCATCTCGGTTCATCTCGTCTATGACGCCTGTCATGAATCTGGCGTGCACATACTCACCGTGAACATACCCGAGTGCTACTCCTTTTGGTCCCATGCTACCTCTCCCTTGCCCAGATACTTCCACTCCATCTCTTCATCTGTCACGATGCGATCGCAACCTTCGCCATCCCAGCCACGGCATTCCCATCGCATCATCAAAAAGCTATGACGCATCGGCCCCTTGTGCTCAGGGCATACGGGTGTCGCAGCAATGTAAACTCCATTCATGGCGCGTCTTGGGCCCTGACGCAACCTTGACATTGGCTCCATGGATTGAGGATTATGTAATCCTCTGATATCATGTTGGCAGCCGTTATGGTCTTCTGGTCGAGCGGGCTAGTGATCATCGGGAGCATTGTCTTGTTGTCACTTGTCACGATCCACGCGATGACTGCATGATCATTGTGATCGCCATCTACGCCTGACCTGAAGTTGACGTACCAGCGATCCTGGGATGTGACGACCTGGGTGATGCTCGGCGCTGTACTTCCGCCTGCTTGCGGGTTTGATGGCATGAGCACGATTATACCCGACGCGGTGGCACGAGGGAAGCTGCATCCTGGTGGCATGTGGAATTGATTTCGATTTCAAAATTCTG